AACTTAAGAAATCTATGGGTGAGTTCGACCTGGTAGAGCCTCTCGTCTGGAACAAGCGAACCGGGAATTTGGTCGGAGGCCATCAGAGGCTGAAAATCCTGCGAGAGATGGGTCATACCGAGATTGAGGTTTCCGTTGTTGACCTAGATGATGCCAAGGAGAAGGCCCTCAACATAGCCCTCAACAAAATATCCGGTGAGTGGGATATGCCGAAGCTGAAAGACCTCCTGCAGGAACTAGACACTGGGTTATTCGACATGGAGATAACGGGCTTCGATGCCCAGGAGTTAGAGGACTTGATGACGCAGTTTCATGTAGGCGATACGCAAGAGGACGACTTCGATGCCGAGGCGGAAGCTGAGAAAATCAAGGAACCCGTCTCCAAACCGGGCGACCTTTGGCTCCTTGGCAAGCACCGTCTTCTGTGCGGCGATGCAACGAGCGCAGACGATGTGGCGATGCTTCTGGATGGCGTCACTCCTCTCTTGATGGTGACAGACCCGCCCTATGGGGTGGAGTATGACCCTACCTGGAGAGATGAGGCTGCCGCCAAGGGGCTCTTAGGTCTTGCTGACAGGCGGGACGGGAAAGTGGACAACGACAACAGAGCGGATTGGCGGGAGGCGTGGGCCTTATTTCCCGGTGATGTTGTATATGTTTGGCACTCTGGGATGTATGCGAGCATCGTTCAGGCGTCACTGGAGGCGGCGCGGTTTAAAGTGCGCTCCCAGATTATCTGGGCCAAGGACTCTTTTTCTATTAGCAGGGGGCATTACCATTGGCAGCATGACCCGTGTTGGTATGCTGTGCGCAAGGGGAAAAAGGGCCACTGGGCGGGAGACCGTTCACAGAGTACGCTTTGGAGGATCAACAGGAATGATGGCATGGATCAGGGAGGCCACGGCACCCAGAAACCCATCGAGTGCATGGCTCGACCCATTAGAAACAACTCCTCCCCGGGTCAGGCCGTCTATGATCCCTTCGTCGGCTCCGGCACCACCATCATAGCCGCCGAGCAATTAGGGCGAGTCTGCTACGCCATGGAAATAAATCCCGTGTACGTTGATGTCTGTGTCAAGCGCTGGGAGACATTCACTGGAGAAAAGGCTGTGAGAACATGAGGGGCCGAAAACCGAAGCCGACATATCTCAAAATTTTAGAAGGCAACCCGGGCCAGAGGCCGCTTAACAAGAACGAGCCAAAGCCCAAAAGGGTGCGACCTTCCTGTCCTCGCTGGCTCTCGAAAGAAGCCAAAGCCGAGTGGAGCCGCGTTGTACCGGAGCTTGATCGGCTCGGCTTACTGACGCTCGTTGACCGCGCGGCGCTTTCGGGTTACTGCGAGTCGTGGTCTGAATATCGTGAGGCGCGGGAGTGGGTGCACAATCACGGCAGCTCTTACCCGATTTTCGAGAGAGACGAAGATAACAACATCAAGCACGACGACCGGGGGCAGCCGATCCTTCGGTACATGCAGCAGGTTCCGCAGGTTTCGATAGCGCACAGAGCTCTTGAGCAGATTCGCGCTTTTTGTTCCGAGTTTGGGCTTACCCCGTCGGCGCGGAGTCGGATGCACGTTCCAGGGCAGGAAGAGCCGGAGGACGAGATGGAACGCTTACTGAGCCGGAGCCGGTGATGCGCCGTGGCGTTCGACACAGCCAGAGCGGATGAAGCTGTCAAATTCATCAACTTGCTTCAGCACACAAAAGGCAAATGGTCGGGTCAACCGTTCGCCTTGGAGCGCTGGCAAGAGAAGATCGTCCGTGATATTTTCGGCACGGTCACTCACCAAGGCAAAAGACAATATCGGACTGTATATGTCGAGATTCCGAGAAAAAACGGGAAGACAACCTGGGCCGCGGCGATGGCAGACTACATGCTCTTCATGGAGTCCCAGCATGACCCGGAGGCTGAGATATACTCGGCGGCGGCGGACCGTGACCAGGCGTCCCTGGTGTTCAACCAGGCCGCATCCATGATACGGAAAAGCCCCGCCCTTTTGAAGCAGTGTAACATTATCGACTCTCAGAAACGGATCGTGTTCTACAAGACCGGCTCATTCTACCGGGCTATCGCGGCAGACGCTCCTTCGGCCCACGGCTACAACGCCTCCTGCGTGATAGTTGACGAGCTCCATACACAGCCAAACCGGGAACTGGTGGATACCCTCATAACATCCCAAGGGGCCCGGGAGGAGCCGCTGACCATCTTCCTTACCACGGCGGGCTATGACCAGAATTCCATCTGTTGGGAGTATCACGACTATGCAGGGCAGATTGAGAAGGGCGTTATTGAGGACGACACGTTCTACGGAGTCATTTATGCCGCTGACGAAAAGGATGATTGGGAGAAATTAGCTACCTGGAAGAAAGCGAATCCAAATTTCGGCGTATCCGTCAACGAAGAATTTCTGAAACAAGAGGCGCGAAGAGCAAAACAGGTCCCTGCTTATCAAAACACATTCAAGCGACTATATCTCGATATCTGGACGGCGCAGGAGGAACGGTGGCTGGACCTTGCGGCCTGGGACGCTTCGGCGAGTTTGGTCGTACCGGAGAGGCTGAAGGGCCGGCAGTGCTACGCGGGGCTTGACCTTTCGAGCACAACCGATATAACGGCGCTGGTTTTAGTCTTCCCCGGCGACGATGGTTATTACGATGTGGTCCCCTACTTTTGGCTTCCGAAAGAGGATCTCGCGGATCGCGTGAAGAGAGACAAGGTGCGGTACGACATATGGGCGAAGCAAGGTTTGGTTGAGCTCACGGAGGGGAATGTCATAGACTACGGCGCGATAGTCGAAAAACTGAAGGATCTCTGGAAGGTCTACGACATCAAGGAGATCGCTTATGACCGTTGGGGCGCGTCCAAGCTTATACAGGACTTGCAGGCTCAGGGTTTTACGGTCGTTCCGTTCGGCCAGGGGTTCGCATCCATGACCGCGCCGACCAAGGAACTGCTCAACCTCGTGCTCGCTCAAACCCTTCGGCACGGCGGGAACCCGGTGCTGAGGTGGATGGCCGACTCGCGGCCCGGACCAGCAGAAGAAACTCCGATATTTTTTGTATAGCGCTTAGGGGGGCTTATCGATGAACAAGTGCGATGTTTTCCACATACTCGGCCTGGGCCTTCTGGCCGCGGGGATATATCTCGGCTTCGGGCTCTCGTGGGCGCTCATCGCAAGCGGGATTCTGTTGCTTCTCTTCGGCGTCTTGGGGAGGTGGGCCTAGTTGGCATTATTCCCGATGATTGACGTTCGCGCCCTCTGGCGCCCGCAGAGAATAAGCGAACTTGACGGCGAGATGGAGACGGCGCTAGGGGGAGCGCCAAGCCTTGCCGGAGTGACGGTGAGCGAAAATTTGGCGCTCAACTACACCGCCGTCTATGCCTGCGTGAAGGTTTTAGGCGAAACTCTGGCGGGACTCCCTTGCCACCTGAACAGGCGCGACGAGAAGAGGACCGAACACGCCGAGGACCATCCGGCTTATGCTTTGGTCCATGACGCGCCCAATGACGAGAGCACCGCCTTTGACTGGATTGAAGCACAGGACGCCCACATCAGGACGTGGGGCAACGCTTACGCCTGGCTTGACATACCGACACGCGGGAGGCTTGCCGGGCAGGTGCGGCGCATTCTTCCTCTGAGGCCGGACCGCGTCCGGGTCTACCGTGACGAGAGCGGGCGCTTGAAGTACAAGTATCACAGGCGCAATTTCGACGGTTCCGAAGAGGATCTCATATACGATACGAGCCAGATTCTCCACATCCCCGGCCTTAGCTACGATGGGATCGTAGGCTACTCGCCGATTTCGATGGCGAGGCAGGCTGTGGGGATGGGGCTGGCTCTCGAAGAATTCGGCAGCAGGTTCTTCAGCCAGGGAAGTCACATCGGCGGAGTGCTGACTACCGCTGGCGTACCGAAAGACTTGACCTTTGAGCAGTTCAAGCGGGACGTGCGGGAGCAGTATGAGGGGCTGGGGGGAAGCCACAGGCTTATGATTCTGACCGGCGGCGCCGCTGAGTACAAGCCGATGAACATGCCGCTGGAGGACGCGGAATTCATCGCATCCAGGACATTCCAACTGGAGGAAATCGCTCGGATCTACCGTGTGCCCCTGCATATGATACAGAACCTGCAAAAGGCCACATTTTCCAATATTGAACATCAGAGCCTAGAATTTGCGGTATTCACCATGATGCCGTGGATTCGGCGGTGGGAACAGCGCCTAAACATGAAACTGCTGACTGAGGCGGAGCGCAGAAATGGTTATTATTTCAAGTTTGAGATGCGCGCTCTCATGCGCGGGGATGCTGAATCGCGCGCCAACTTCTACAAAGCCATGAGGGAGATCAGCGTCTACAACCCGAACAAGATCCTGGAGTTGGAGGACGAGAACCCGCGGCAAGACCCAGGCGGCGACTCTTATTGGGACCAAGGCCCGTCGGGGCAATCACAGAAAGCGAGCCAAACGCCTCCGAATCAAAGCCAAAAAGCCAACTTGGAACCGGTTTTGCGGGATTGTTTGGGGAGGATAACGGCGCGGCGCAAAGACATCCTCGACGAGGCGACGAAACGCGGCAAGAAAGACGACGAGAGCGGCATGCGGAATTGGCTCAAAGGATTCTACCAGCGGCACGTAGTTGATTGCGCGGACATATTGCAGCCCTATTTCGAAGCTTTAAATCAGCCCGAAAGGGCGTTGAAAGAGGCTAAAACGCTGGTTGAAAGCCTCAGAATGAGCATCGAATCATCGGATTTGCTTGATGTGCGAGCCCTAGAAGGCGTCATTCGCGAGGCCAATTTGGAGGGTGATGAGGCATGAACGTGAAAGGCAAAAAGTTTTGGGAGATAAGGGCGCAAGGCGACGGCTCTGCGGATCTGCTGCTTTACGGTCCCATCGGCAACGGCGGCTGGTCTGAGGATGAAGTGTCGCCGAAGCAGTTCAAAGAAGACCTCGACGCGCTGGGCGACATTCAGACGCTGAATCTGTACATCAACAGCGCTGGCGGCGACGTATTTGCGGCGCAGGCGATTTACTCCATGCTCAAACGATATAAGGCCAAGGTAATCACTTACATTGACGGGCTTGCCGCGTCGGCGGCTTCCCTTGTCGCCATGGCCGGCGAGCGCGTGATAATGCCGATAAACGCCATGCTCATGATCCATGATCCTTGGGCAGTCACAATCGGCAATTCCGGGGACCACCGCAAAATGGCCGACGAACTCGACCAGATCCGCCGATCGATGGTCGCTGTTTATGCCGCCAAGACGGGGCTTGCTGAAAAAAAAATCATCGAGCTCCTGGAAGCCGAGACTTGGTTCACGGCAGAAGAAGCCGTGGAACAGGGATTTGCTGACGAGGTTCAGGAGAGCAAGCAGATCGCGGCGTCGCTGGACGGCAAGCGGCTGACGCTGAACGGCGTCGAGTTTGACGTAGGGCAGTTCAAAAATCTGCCCAAAATGAAATTTGATGACAACCCTCTGGCGGGGGATAAAAGTTTCCCGGTTGACCAGGTCGGCAACCGGGGCGGTGCGGACGCGGAGGGACGTGAGACGCAGGCGCGTCTCCGTTTCCTGCGCGCAAGGACTAGGCTCTGACGATATCAGAGCCTTCGCGTAGCCCGAATACAGAAGCGGCCACTGGCCGCTTTCGTTATTTCCCGGGCTGATTAAGGAGGAAAGCAAACCATGGACTTCGATTTCAGAGAGCTCCTAAAAGAAGAGCAGAAGAAGAGAACCGAAGCGTCCGCTCTTTTGGACAAGAAAGACCTGACGAAAGAAGACGCAGACAAGGCCGAAGCCATATTGGACGAGGCCGATGCGCTGAAGCATCGTGCGGATCTGATGCGGCGCAGCGTCGGCGACGGAACCGATGAGCCGCCTTTGGACACGCTGGAGCAAAAGGCCAATGCTGGGAAGCCATTCGCCATGCTCGGCGACCAGCTGATCGCGGTTGCCCGCGCAACCGGTTACGGGACCGCGCAGTATGATCGCAGACTCGATGCCGTCAAGGCTGCCGCCACGGGTCACAGCGAGTCCGTTCCGGCAGACGGTGGGTTCCTAGTTCAGGAAGACTTCCGCGATGAGCTGTTGGAGAAGACCTACCAGACAGGCATTCTCGTCAGCCGTTGCGACCACGTTCCCGTGAGTGCGCCGTCGAACAGCACGAGCTGGAAATACATCGACGAAACCTCCAGGGCGACAGGGTCACGTTACGGCGCGGTTCGCGTCTATCGCGACGCCGAGGCTGACTCAATCAACTCCAGTACTGTGAAGTTCGGGCGGCAGAAACTCGACCTCGAACGGATGACGGGCATGTACTACGCGACTGAGGAGGAGATGCAGGACACGCCGATGCTGACCGCGGTCGCCAATCGCGCGTTCTCGAAGGAATTCGCTTTCATGATTGACGACGAGATCATCAACGGCACCGGCTCCGGGCAGATGCTCGGCATCCTCGAAAGCCCCTGCCTCGTAACCGTTGACAAAGAGGAAGGGCAGGCCGCGGACACCATCATTGCCGAGAACATCTCCAACATGTGGGCGCAGCTCTACGCGCCTTCGCGGGCGAACGCCATTTGGCTCATCAATCAGGAAGTGGAACCGCAACTTGACCGTCTCTACATCGCCGTCGGCACAGGCGGAATTCCCGTCTACATGCCGCCCGGCGGTCTGTCGGAATCGCCCTATGGTCGGATCAAGAACCGCCCCGTCATTGCCATCGAGCAGGCGTCGGCTCTTGGCGACCTCGGCGATATCATGCTCGTTGATCTCTCTCAGTATCGCTATATCGACAAGGGCGGGCTACAGGCGGCGTCCTCGATTCACGTCGCCTTTACCACAGCACAGACCGCGTTTCGGTTCATTTTGCGGAACAACGGCATCCCGCTGTGGAAGTCCGTTTTGACTCCCTACAAGGGCGCAGACGACATTTCGCCGTTTGTCACCCTGCAAGCACGTTAGGAGGCATGAGCTAAATGAGACTTACGCAATCACTCGCTATTTTCCCGATTTGCGAGAGCGATGACTACGGTTCGGCGGGCGAGGACTTCGACAGCTTCAAGCTGTCGCTCCTCAACCATGCGACCGTGATTATCAGCTTTGGTGAACTCACTGGTGACTCAGTCCTGAAAGTATATAGCGGTGCGTCCGCTGGGACAAAGGACACCGCCGAGACATTCACCTACCGTCTGGCCGGGGCGGATTATGAGGCCGCAAACTCGGACCTTTGGGGTACTGAGACGACCTCTGATGGCCTGACGCTGTCGGACACGACCTACGACCATCGCGGTCTTGCCATCGAAATCGATCCCGCGACAATCACTGAGGACCAGGAATGGATCACGGTCGAGGTTGACTCCACGGCAACCGTCCTGAACATGGCGGCGGTGCTTGTGGCCGAGCCCAAGTGGGCACCCAGCCCGACCGTACTAGCCTAGCCTAAAACCCTGAATGGC